TGGTACGTCTGTTGTTCTACTTGATTCTTGCATATTTGCAGCTCTTACAACTGTTCCTCCATTGACATCTGTCATTGTCCAAGTAAAGCCATTCCAAGTTGCTTCTTCACCCATTCTAAACCAAGTTGTCGGTTGTGCTAAACCACTAGCAATATTGTTAAGGTCTGAAGGAGTACCTCCATTATATAATTCGTTTGCTTGTGTTTGAGTTAATGTTGTACTATTCCATACTGCAAATTCATCTATGTAATTGTTTCCATATGCATATCTAACAGAATCACCAAAAGTTAAAGTACCATTAAAATTAGATGAAGCATAAGGTACACCACTATTTGTGCCTTGAGATAATGCACCATTTACATATATTTCTGGTCTGTTATATCTTGATAATGAAGCATTATAAGTATATACTATATGTGACCATTGATTCAACAATACTGAATTAACGGCTGAACCATAATAATAACTTTGTGACCTAAATGTAATATATATACGTTGTTGACTACCTATATACCGACAAGTTAATCTCTCACTATTACCTTGTGTTTCTATTTCCCATACTCCATTACTATTAGTACCTATTGGTTTAATCCAAAAACTAATGCTAAAATTTGTAGAACCATTTAGCTCAGTATAGTTTGCAGTTGAAAACATCTTTTCGTCTACACCATCAAATAAAAATGAATTTACATTGCTGAATGGAGGAGTACCACCACCCTGTGTGCCTCCGCCACCACCTATAGCATTTGATATGGATATCTGCATTGACATATTATGCGTATTCTTTTTCTAAGTGTTTCTCTAACATCTTTAAAGTTGGCAATCCATCATCAGTTTTTAAGAATGCCGCAACAGCATAATTCTTTTCCTCTCCGATAGGAAGCGTCAATAACTTTGTCTTGTTGTTAGGAAGGTTAATGAAAACATCTCTATTCTTATTTCTTAAACGAAGAATAGTTTGGTCAAAACATCGAGCAACAGTATCCTGAACAGAAAGGTTTGGATCTTGAATAGCAATTAAGAAATCTTCTGGATAGTTTCTAGCGTAAACTAAAACATCTCTTTTGATTTCAGAAGTACTAATCTTATCAACATCTAATCCTAACTGAACTCTAGCAATAGTGAGCGTCATGTCTAGACTTAATTCTTTTGCTTTTATTAAAGCATCTACCTCCATGTTTAATATCTCTACATCTTCTTGAGCTTCCTTCTCATGATCTAATAAACTAAATATTTTATTAAAACCTGGGTGGAGGGTTAAAAATTGTTGTAACGCTGGATTAGTCTTTGGAACAACCAAAGATCCATCTTCAAATACAATAGGCTCTAAAATAAAATTGCCATCTTGCTCATCCTCAAAAGGAGACTTTTGATTCTTTGCATAACGTAAGGCTCTATTCTGAGAACCGTCCCAATGCATAAGGGGATTACTTGAAGAGTTTCTAGAGTTCAACATAAAACTCAATGGAGGGTTTGTTTGATTTAAGACAAATATCATGTCTTTTGGTGTGTTGTTCTTTTTTTTCATTTGATTTAATTAAAGTTAAAAAAAAGGGGAGGCGAACCTCCCCCTATTTGATTTTATATTATCCTTGGAATAATACAAAGTTGTTTGCTCCCATGACACAAACAGCTCTCTCAGATAGGAAGTTAACTTCCATTGCATCTAGAGAAGATGTTCTTGCACCACCAGCAGAACCAGTCATCCAAGTTTTGTATCGTCTGTCCTCAGTCTGAGAAGCTCGGTAACGAACATGAAGGAATGGACGCTTTGCGTTCTTTCCTAACACTTGGTCGTAAACGCTAGTTGAACCAGCAGGAACTAAAAGTCCACTTATTTTACCACCAACTAAATCACCACGCATTGTTGGGTCATTTAGGTATTTCCAATCCGTCTTGTAGAAGTCATAACCTCTTCGGAATCCTGAGAATCCAAGGTTAAGTGCCATCTCCTCGTCATTGTCAAACAATCCGTAAGATGTACCACCTGCTCCATAAGAGTTCTGAGCAGCAAGCATATCATCGATTGCAAAACCAAACTGACGATCAAGGAAGATTGCATTCTCCTCAATTGCACCTTGCTTATCAAGTCGTGAAATGATAGCATCAAAGTCTGCTAATGCTACAGGGAAACCACCGTTCCAAACATTACCTCTTGCGCCTACAGCACTAAAGATACCTTCTGAACCAATAAATCCTGAAGTAGCTGCACCTGAACCAGCAGCAGCAGGAACAGCCTCAATCATTGCAGTCTCAAGCATATCATCGAAACGTAATCTTGTTTCATGCTCAGACTTCAAGTACCAAAGGTATCCATTCGCTCCATTCTCAGTTGTAACCTCAACCCATCCAATCTGTGCCATGTCTGACCCACTTACAGCGTAAGTATCTTTTAGGATGATAGGATTGTTCTCAAGGAATAAGTCATCAGACTCTAATGAGCCTACCATTCCACTTGTTCCTTTTTGAAACTCAGAACCATATGCAAACATAGAAACAGTACTTGCAGCAGCGTAAGCAGCTTGAGTAGCTTCGTAGTATGCGATTGTGAATTCGTTAGCTGCAAGCCCACCAGTTCCAACAGCAGTAACAATTGCTTTGTTAGAAAATGTTGAAGCAGCAGTCTCGTCTGAAAGAAAAACTGTCTGACCAACACGAACAGCGATTGCACCTGTACCAGGGTTTAACTGTGCAAGTGGAACTGTAACTGTCTGAGTTGTTTCAGCACCAGTGTAAGTAGCTAATGTACACGCAGTGTACTTTGTGTGCAAACGTCCTTGTTCTGCCCACTTGATGAGGTCAGAGTTGGATGGCATCTCTGCGCCAACCATTCTTAAAAATCCAGAGATGGTACGGTTACCATATCTCTCAAACTCCTTCTCGTAAGTATCAGGAAGATACTGATTCAAGAAATCAAAGTTTGTAATGTAATTGGTAGACAATGCTACCTGTTCTGCTGATGGTTGCAACGCAACTCCACCAGCGACTAAATTACCAGCCATTTTTTTTAATGCCTCCTATTTTATTCAGAGGACTTTTTTTAGTTATTTTTTTTCGATCTAATTTTAAGACCCCGGCTCGAAGTCGAACTGAGTGCCTTAATTTGCGTCCCCCCCTTGTTGGTAACCTCTGGTGTAGATCGCACAGAATTGAAGTTTATATTCTTCGACTTCTTTGCAGACTCTGTAACCGTATCAGCTTTCCCTTGCTCATAAAAAAATTGAGCAAACTTTTCAGGGTTCATTGCAATCGATAATGCTCGATGATATCCTTTGGCATCCTTCATCATTCCCGATTCATCTAGAAACTTATTTACAAAGTTGTTTACATCTAGCTGATTCTTCTTTAACTCAGACTTATCACCAGGCGAAAATGTTATTTGCTGTTCTCCAATATTGAAATCAAAACCTTTGAAATCATCGTTGAACACCTCCTCGGTTTTATTTACAAACCAATTTGACTTTCTCTCTAGCTCCTCTTGATACGTCTTTGCATCATCTATATATTTCTTGTAAGCCTCAAACTCTTCTTGGTTTTCAACAGAAGGCATCCCCGTACTAGACTCTAGAGGGGTTGAGTATTTCTGCTTATATTCCTCAAAGAAATTTTTAGCTTTAGCAAGCTCCTTTTTCTTAGCGATATTCTTTTTCTTTATGACATCATCTTCGTCATAATCTTCATCATAACCGAATTTGTCTTTGATGAGGTAACTAATATCTTCCGCATCTAACTCCTTCTGAGTCTGACGATAATAATCTGCTAAGAGTTGGTCTGGCTCAAGGTCATCATAATTTTTGTTAGCACTAACAAAATCATTTAAACCTCTACCAGTTTCTTTTTTAAATTTAAGATAGGTAGCCACATCTTCAGGAAGCTCTTCAGCTTCTTCTCGAACTTGATTTAGTTCATCTAAAGATGATATTTCTCTACCATATCTTTTTCCTATATATGAAAGAACGTCTTCCTCTTTTAACTCTGAGGATTGAGTTTGTGTTTCGCCTTGCGGCTGTATATCTTCTTGCTCTTGCGTGGAGGCGGCACTCGGAGGGCTTGATTCATTTCCTGATTCGTTACTACCACTTTCTTCAAGTTGTTGTTCATGCTTCTCAAGCAACTCTTGTTCAACTTCTTGAACTGACTTTTCTCCATGATCCTCTACTGCTCTTACTTTAATTTCCATTTAATTTAATTTTTACAAAGTTACAATAAAAAATTTATCCCTATCTAGGGTTAAACTCAGCAAAGTCAAAGCCATCTAATGAATCTTCATTTGATTCAAAATCAATAGGTGGTAAATCTTTTTTACGCTGATCTATTAATTTAGACTGTTGAGTATTTTGCTGACTGATACGTTGTGACTTAGCGTCTTCACGTTGAACCTCTCTATCCGCTAATCCATTTTGTTCTACACCTTTAATCTGCATATTTAATTGGAATTCTTTCTCCATTAATGCAAATTTCAATTGAGCTTCTTGTTGCATCTTATCAATCTCAAATGCAATCTCTGCTTGTTTGATTTGCATCTTAGACTGAGTCTCTGCTTCTAATTTTTGCATAGCAGTTTGTGCCGCCATCTGTTGTGACTGCATATTAATCTCTGCCTGCTGTTGCTGTTGTTGCATAGCCATCTGCTGATCTTTCTCAGCCTTCTGTGTACGCTTAACTTTTAGCAATTGATTTGCCAACTTAATATTACGAAGCTCACGAATATCTATAGCGTCTTCTAAGTTTATGTCTCCTTTAGATAAAGCCATTTGTATATTCTCTTCTAACTTCTGCTTTTGCTCTTCATCAGGAGCAACATCTATAAATACTCCGAAGTCATATATATACAAGTCTTTAATCTCATCAAGTATACCAACATTGTATTTACCTATCTGCATAGCAAACTCATCTTTGAAATCTGCGTACTCTAACAAGTCCGATATACGACAAGAAAGTCCTTCAGCAATTGTGCGTGTAATATAAAGACTGGCATCTAATATATGTCTAGTTGCAGTGTTTGAGTTTAATGCTGCCAACTTTTGAACACCAACCAAAGAGTTAGGGTCAGGTGTTGATCCGTCTCTTGCCTCGTTTAGTCCTGTGACTGAACGAATCATGTCTAGATAATGATTATAGTTTCCAATCAAAGCAGCCATCTTAGCCTGACCTGAATTTGCAGTTAACTGCGTAACAGGAACTTTTGCTTGGTTATAATCTCCATCTTGAGTATAACTTCTACCAATAACGCTACCTGTTTGAAAGTACATTCTAAGTGCATCTTCAGGGTTATATGCTTGACCTGTTCCTAAGTCTACTTCATTAAGACCATCGGCATCTATAAACACACCATCAGGCACAACTCTAGAAACTACTTGTTGTAACTTTAAATGAGTAATTTGAATAAGGTCAGCAAATGGAATCATTCTTCTAACTAATGATTCAATGTTTCCTTTGTACATTCTAGGAGCGCACGCCACATAACTAGGCATAGCATATTGACTAGCAGACTTTGGACGAACCATGTTCTCCATCATCTCCCATCTCAATATTATATTTGTACCCATAACCATGATACCTTCGTACCAAACCTCTATTTTCTTTTCTACCTTTTCAAACCTACCTTCTTCCATCATTTCAGCAGGTGGATTGAATTGGTCATCCTTTTCAATTACCTTATACCCACCAGACTCAAGTCTTTTCTTTTTATGAGTAAATGTGTTTGTGGTTTTATAGTTGAAGTATAATAATGTACAAGAGTCCCTATAAAATATATCGTTCTGATATTGTTGAGCCACATTGTAATAATCGTACCAAGACTGACTATACTTGCTAATCTCTTCCATCTGCTTGTCAGTAATGTCAGGATTAATTTTTACCAACTCTGTCATTGGAACAGTCTTAATCTCTCCCCAGTAAAAACAATCTTTAAAGTGAGGATCTTCGGTATAGCTGTAAACAATATTTGCTGGGTCTACATATTCAACCTGAATACCTTGACCGGGTAAAAATTGATGCTTAGTACATCCTATACCTAGCACTGTGAGATCATAATCAACTCGCTTTCTAACATCTTGATAATGATTCTCTTCAAGCACAGTATTAATAGCTTCTTCTTCTGCTATCTCTATACCTGGTTTATAATTCAATTGCATATATAATGACAGCTCTTGGTCATTAGTAGGAAGTTCTTGCGGGTCAGTCATAAAAGGATCAACCCCAAAGTCTTTACTTATTTGTTCTAGTACAGGACGAGCAACCATATCTGCTTCAATCATGTCTTGATATTGAGAACGTTTCTCTGCTGATAAAGCATCTTGAGAATATGCTCTAACATGGAATAGTCTATCTGACATTCCATTGACAACAATATCAACAAACTTTGGAAGAATAGGTACAGGTGTCCAATCTAAATTAATGTAAGACAAATCACCATCTATGGCGATTTCATTCTTATACTTTGCTATTGACTGCTCACCTCTAGCATACAGTCTTAATCTATTAAATTCTGCCCATTGGCTATAGAATCTACAATTTGTCCCATCTTTTTTAAACCACTCATACTGAATAGCTTGTCCAATCTGCAAACCGAACTCATCGGTTTTCTTTTCAGCGTCTGAAACAAACTGACTTGGGAATCCTGTAGGCGATATGTTTACCGTTACCTCTCTCATTTACTTCCTTAATTCACTTATAGAACCTGTGTTACTATACCTTGCAAAGTTAATACTTATTTTTGACTCTGTTTTTTGTGGTGTATATATATGCTTTTGACACGCCATTATGGCCAAGCCTGAACTAATTGTAGCATCAAACTTTGTTCTATTGTTTATATTAAACTTTGCCCAATCTTCTAAGGTTCTTGTGAAATACATAGACCCCATTTCATCAGACTCTCGATAGGTTGACTCCATATCTATACCAACGTATTTTTCAATGTAAGACTCTATAGCTGTCGCATGAGCCTGCTTTACATCTTCACTAGAGTTTGGTATACCACCTAATTCTTTTTCAGTTCTAGAAAGTTTTGATATATGCTTATCAGGTCTATTAATACTAAACCCTCTATATCCTCTATTCTTGAAATGATATAGTAGCCTTGGCTTATTATTTTCTACAAGTATAGGCATACCATAAAATATACAAGCCATTAATACTTCTTCAAAAAATATCTCAGCAGTCTGAGGTCTTGCTATGTATTGTAAGAAAAACTCATTTGTTGGAGCATCGTCCATGTGAAACTTTGTCAACCCATGAAGCGCACCATTAGATGCACCACCACCCACCGTTCCTGATATATCATAGGAGTCACATCCAAACGCTCCGATGTGTTCATTACCTGGAAGTTTTCTTCCACCCTTTGTTATAATGTTGTTTTGTAATGCTGCACTCGGCAACCAAGAAACTAAAAATCTACCACGATTATCAGGAGTCCAAACTACTTTAGTATCCTTCTCTCCATTTAACCACTTAAATGTACCCCTAGTTAAAAACTGTTGTTGTATTAAACTTTCATTGTAATCTATCTGAGCATATATCTTTGTTAGATTAAATAACGATTGTTTACTCTCATCTCTAAAAGCGTGTGATTCATTTCTAGGAAACTGACGATAGTATTCGTTTAAGGCATCAGGATCTGACTTTAAAGAATCAACTTCGTTCTCCCAATAGTCTATTGCTCCTGTATCTATAAGCATATCGTCAATACCTTCAACAGGTTTATCAGGTGTTCTTAATACTGGATTTCCATATCTATCTATAAACCCTTCCATATTCCACTCCATAGGAATAAACAAACTATACAGTCCACTCTTTGTTTGACCATTCGCATTTCTGTTCTTTACATTGGAATCATTATATAGACTCTTGAAGTTACCTCCTCCTTTTTCTAAAGCATTAGATGTTGAACCCATCATACACTTACCAATAATCCTACTACCTAATCTTAATGTGGTTTTAGTAACCCTCCAATTATTTAATATATTATTTGGTCTCTCCCACTTACCACTCTCATCATGTGCTAATAGTTTTAATTTTTCACCATCATAACTATTATCT